CCAACACAATACCTATCATTACTGCGGATACTGCGGATTGGCTTCCGTGTGGTTGTTCTGACACTATGAATTTGATATTATATTGGTTGATTATATTTAACAACACATTGTTTATCTCTGTAATTCTGCGACAACGGTCATCCCCTTTACGGATATTCTGTTTCTTTGACGATGGGGATGTCTTAATTACCCCTGACGCTATAATATCCTGCTGACACATAACCACCCAACCAAATGCAGTTAGACTTGGGTCAAGTGCTAATATATAATTTTCGTTCATCTTCTTTTCTTGCTCCTTGAATCACTTTCAAATTTAGTTTCAATTTCCTCCCACAAATCAATAACCTGTTCCCGCAATTGTTTCTCCAGCTCTTGCTCCTCTACCATTAGGATACTTTTTTCCATGCTTTTATCTAATCTAATATCATCCACGGTATATATGGTTTGTCTTGTAAAATCTTTAATAAATTGAAGATTAGCACGGATGTCATCTATACCATAATCAAATATAATATAAATGGGTGCAGTACGATATGGTCTATCGATTGAGTTCTTATATACCTCTATTGTAGTCTTAATTCCGATAACTCGTTCTACTTCTTTTCCTTTTACAGTTATTCTTTTCTTTAGTTTTTCAGGGGTTCTTGCTCTCAAACGAACCGAGGCATAGAAAGGAATTGCCTGCCCTCCTGGGGTCGTTGTTTTCTCAGCGTAGAAACCCGCATCTGCATTTACTCTGATTTGGTTGCTTGCTACGAGAAGAATATTTTTCTGCTTAATAATCCTGCATGTCTTCCTCAACTGTTCAGAAAATTCCTTAGCTCGCCGCATTCCCATTTTATCCCCCTCTGCATTATCCATTTCAAGATTGGTGGAAAGTGCAGCCAAACTATCTGCAAATATGCCATTGATAACCTTTGTATCCTCTAATTCCCAAGCTCTCATTTCTTCAAAGGTCTCCGTTACAGTATCAGGCTGGGTGTAATGTATTTTGTCAAAATCTACATCAAAGATTGAGGCAAATGTTTTATCTAATCTTGCTTCTGGGTCGTGGAACATTACCCGTCCCCCTTGTCTTTGAACGCCTCCCGCAATTTCAGAAAGTAAGACAGTCTTTCCACTCCCAGAAGGACCAAAAATTTCTACAAAAATCCCACCTGAAAGACCCCCTCCCTTGATTGTAGTTCCACTGATTGCAAGGTCTAATAAGGTTGAACCTGTACTAATCATCACATCCGTATTTTTTTTCTTCTTCTTTGTCATAATTGTATTTTGTTTCATCTGTTCTGCTAAAGTCATGTAAAATACCCTTTATTTGTTATTTTTAGGGCGTTTTCGGCTTTAAATCTATCTAAACGCATAAAACACTACAAAATAGAAATAAAGCCTAAAAACAGCCTTAAAACACGTTTATTCTTCGCCCTCAAAGAAAGCATCGTAACAATCGTCCCAAACATCACATTTATTACAGTCTTTTGGAACCTTATCGTTATCTATACCAAAATGATGCCCGAATGGACATTTAGTAGTGGTTTCATTACTTTCTTCCTCGATTTCTGGTTCTTCCGTTACCTTTGCAGTTTTTCTTTCTCTGATTCTGTTGCTTCCCTTTGCACTTTCTACTTTCCTTGGTTTTTCTTCTTCCTGTTCTTCAACATCTTCTTCCTCTTCCTGTTCTTCTTCTACCTCAACTTCTTTAATCACAGATTTTCTTCTGCGTCTTGGAGGTGTCTTTTCCTCAATTTCTTCCTGTTGTTCTTCCTGTTCTTCAAAATCTTCATTTTCATCTTCTTCCACAACAACTGATTTTCTTCTTCTACGTGGTCTGGTTTCCTCTACTTCATAATCATCTTCTATCTCTACATCATCCGTATCTATCTGGAATAACATTGCGGATAATTCTGCATAGGATAGAATTGAGAGGCAATCATCCAATTTAGGTACATTATCCAATACGGATGGTGGTAATGGGTCTCTGTCATCAAAATCAATTCTGCTTGGACGATAGTACTTATTGCCCATAAATGATTCTTCATCAAATCTGATGTTAAGACGATACCCATTTTCAATATCTGGAAATTCATACAATTCCTCATCTTCTTCTAACTCATTGTTAATCGCATCTTGAACAAAGAATTGGCTGGTGTTCCATATATGGATAGTTTCATCCATTTCCTTGTCTTTTCTTGGGATTACCGCATATAGATTTCGATTGGACGTTTTCAATGCCTTTAACTCGTCTCTATCTGCTCCTTCTTTTGCTCTCTTGTTACGATATTCACATATCGGACAAGGAAGTCCCACAGTGGTAGGACATACAACTGTCTGTCCGTCCCCTGCACCAATATCTCGATGGACTTTAAATGGAGATTTGTACCATAAGACACCAACATCTATTCCTGCATCAGGACATATATCGGCATGTTTTTCATTGGTAATTGGGTAAGGAATTACATCTAATTGTATTCTACCTTTTCGCTCTTTGAAAAGCTCAACCCCTTTAGGTAACTTTAAATAACCATAAGTGGAGGCTTCACTTCTTTGTTTCTCAGTATTCGCCGCTACTGCCTTCCTGTAGTTCGGCATTCTAAATGATTTTTTTGCCATTTTTTATTCTTTTTTTAAATTATTGATTTTTTCAACNTTATTCTTAATAAAATAATCATATGCGGTTAAGACACCCCACATAAACATATACGCAAGAAAAAATACGTATAATAACGAAAGTATTGCAATACTTAGACACTTCAATATTAACCACAACATATAATTACTTCCTTATTTCTTTAATATTTTTTCTGCAATTCTTTGATTGCTTCTTTTAGTTTTTTCCCTCTGTTCCCACTCTTTATCAATATCACGTGGGACACTTGGAGAGGCAAAGTATGCCTGCCCATTTAATTTCACAAGATTTTCTAAAGAGGCTTTTTTCTGATTAATCGCCTCAACCGCAGCCATAGCAACTCGATACTCATAATTAGCTTCAATATACTTATTACTTGCTTCTTTATACTGTTCTTGCATCTTGATTGTATTGGAAACAAGGGTTTCAGTAATTTTCCCAATTCCAAAATCATCTGGATTTTTCTAATCTCTCTATCCAACTCCGCACACACCAAATCTAAATCTTCCTTAGCAATATCAACTATACGTTTCATTTCAGAAGCATGTTCCGCATATCGGAATGCTAAACTTGGTTGGTCTAACCATTCTAAATCTAAGGCATTTTGGTCGATGGTAATGTCCGCTAAATAATTAATTTCATTTTTCATTTCTTATTCTATTTTTAAATTAAACATCTGTCTTGCAAATACTGTAACATTGAAATACAAGTCCTGGAAATCCTACATCATATAGAGGTTCTATGAAACATTCTAATATCAATGCAGCTTTATCATTCTCTCCATTCAATAATACACTTTGAGCATACCCTAATACAACCCTTCTAATACTTTCAGCTTCTTGATTTTTTAGTCCTTTTAGAATAGAACTACATTTTTTCCATGAAGAGGTGGAAAGTAAACAACGGCATAATTCTATTGCTTCATTGGTTTCTTCCGCCTGTTTTCTGGCTATATTCAATCTATTTTCAGGTTCAGCATGGATAACTTTTTCCAGAATGTTAAGTGCCGTTCTTGGGTGTCCAAGACTATCTATCACAATTTGGTCTATCACTTCTCTTGCAACGGTTTCATTCTCCTGTTGTAAAATATTCCTAAGCAATCTCATCATATCTCTATCATCTAATGGGGACATTCTGAATTGTACAGCCCTTGATTTCACTGTCTTTAACAATTTCTGTGGGTCAGTAGTGCAAAGAATAAAATACACATGGGAGGGTGTGTCCTCTAAAATCTTTAACATTGCATTTTGAGCATCATTCGTCAACTTATGGCACTCATCAATTACATATACCTTAACAGTACCTTGTAAAGGTAGGTATTTAGCATTCTGAATGATTTCTCGAACACTATCAATTCCTCTAAAATCAGAGGCATTAATTTCACTATAATCGCTTTCAGAGCATTGTAATTCTTTCGCTAATATTCGAGCTATTGTAGTCTTACCACAACCACTTTCCCCATGAAATAGGAATGTATGTGGTAGTTTATTCTTTTTAAGCATTGTTTGTAATGCTTCTACCGTCTCCTCATTTCCTACTAAATCTTCAAATGTAGTGGGTCTATATTTCAAATACAAATTCATAATTTTCTTTTTTATATTATACAAAATATTTTACTTTCATTTAATTAGTTTTCAATTTCTTTNAGTGTCGTCCAATCNCCATCAACATCTCCAATTTCAATAGTTACAGATAATGGAACGTTAATCCACGTCCACTCCTTAGCAAGTTCAACAGTTGTAATTCTTTTAATCAATTTACAAATACGCTCCCTTTCAGGTGGGTAAACATCAAGCACCATTGAATCATGTATCTGACCAATGAGACGTGTTTTCCAACCTCTTTTCTTGATTTCTTTGCTTAGACGGATGAAACACCAGAGAAGACAATGGAATGCAGCACCTTGAACAGGATAATTGATAACCTCGTTTCTTCTCATTTCCGAAGTATATTTAAACCCTGTATAGCTATGAATATATCCCTTGTGAAGATACTGCCTATACCAGCGTTCCCGCCATCTGCCATAATCAGGGAAACGTTCTGTCCAGAAATGGCGTTCAACCTCTTGCATATGAGAAGTAAATGTCTTGAAACTTCTAATTCCATGCCTCCTTAAATGTGTTGAAATACGTTCCCCATTGGCTAAAGGAATACCCTGATTTTCTTTCCATGTATTTTCATCTAATTTCATCCATTGACATAGATNTAAGGCATTATTCCNATAATAATCCCCATAGAATTGAGGAAAAACAAATCCATTCTTCGCTGCTTGCCTCAATAACTTATCCTCGGGACGGTGCTTATCAAAATCATCAAGAATGAATATCTGTTTAGCCATGTCTGAGTGCATATCCGAAGCTGGATTTAATAGATATTCTATCATATTCTTATCCTTATGATATGCACATGCGATAGAAACTTCTATTCCATCGAAATCCACCTCCATAAATTGATGCCCTGAACGTGGTACTATACACCCACGTACAAGATTAAATATTTCTTTATCTCTTTTTGGTAAATTTTGGAAGTTAGGACTATCACTACTACTTCTATATGAGACTACATTGTGCAGATTGAAATTAGGGTGAATGATACCATTTACCTGTTCTCGACTAAAAGATTTTAGATAGGTGTCCCGAGCCTTTACAAGTCTTCTGATTTCTAAAATATAATTCAACTCGGGTACGTTTAAATTTCTTAAGGCTTCATCATCTACGCTCCCCCCACCTCCTGTGGTTAATTTAGTTGGTTGTAATTTCTGATATTTGTACAGATAATTAGAAAGTTGTAGGTTAGAATCAATATTTGCATTCACACCATTTACCTTCTGAAAATCCTTATAAAACTGCGTACCCTGTAATTTTTCCTGCCACATGTATATTTGTTCATTTAGATAGTTTTCTGCCTTAGAAACCACTTCTAA